TATTCTGATTTAAGAGAAACAAAATTAGTTGGAACTGCGATTACTATTAGTTCTCTTGATCTTCAAGATTACTTTATGGTCTTTGCATCTAATGCAGGAAGTGCTACAACATCTATAACTTCTAAAGATGTTGATAATAATATAATTGGTGTAGGAACTCAATTTATTGATAACATATACCAAGTAAGTGCAGTAAGTAATGTTACTAGAAATGTAGTTGGTGTGGGAATGACTGTTGTAAGAAGAGTTTATGCAAATATAAGTGGTCTTTCAACGGTTACCTTTGGAACCACTGGTATTGACTTCTCTTCTGAGTTCTATACTTTTGATGATGATGGTGAAGGAACAGGAAGTGGATTTGCAGGAATCATAACTGCTTCTAATTACTTTGGTAATTATAGTTGGGGTAAGATTACTCTTACAGGCAGATCTGAAACTAATCAGTTTGAGGTTTATCCAAATGATGGTATAAGTGGAATCTCTACTTGGCCATTAGTACAACGGACAATTCCTTTGAAGTCCTCTAATTATATTATCTAAATACTTTTAAATCTAGTGCTCTATAAATGGCAAAGTTAGGAATATCAACGGGGGCAGCACCAGACGACGGCACAGGTAGTAGTCTGTTAGTTGGTGCTGCTAGAGTCAATAGTAATTTTGATGAACTTTACACCTTATTAGGTGCAGGTTCGACTACCAACCTGGCACCTGGTATTGTTACTTCTATTGTTGCTGGAGATAATATAAGTGTTTCTGGTGGAAGTGGACAAGTAACAATTACGGGTTCAGCAGGTACATCTCATGTAAATACTGGTTCTTTAAATGTTTCTGGTATTTCTACTCTTGGAATAACAACTATCACAGATGACGTAGTTGTTTATACTGGTAAAACGATAAGTTTAATAGATGAGAATACAATTCACTTTGTTAATGGTGCAGGTAATGGTGATGTAATTAGATGGGGAAGTGCAGCAGATAATTTGAGAATTGGTTTTGGTTGGGGTTCATATGGTTCAACAGCAGCTATCTACTCCGTTTATGGTATGAATCTTGATAGTGGTGCTAGAACTAATATTACCGCTAGTGGAACAGATTCTAATGATAAGGTCTACCTTAATAGCAATAATGGAGTAGATATAAGAACTAATGCAGTTGTAACTGGAATATTAACTGCTTCTAATGTTTCTACTGCTGGTTCAGTAACTGCTGCTACTCTCTTTGGTGATGGATCAAACTTAACTGGAGTTGGTGGTGGTAGCACTGCATTTGTAGATACGGCTTCTTTAACTGTTGCTGGTATTTCCACGTTTGCGGGTGATATTAAAACGAATGGAAATATTATAGGTGATAACTCAACAAATATAACAGGAATTAGTTCTGTAACTACTACAACATTTTATGGTGATGGTTCATCAATTGTGACATCACAGTGGGCAGTTGCTAATAGTGGTTCTAGTCACTATACCTTTACTGGTCCAGGTAATTTGAGTGCTGCAGAGGATCCCACAATTTATCTTGCAAGAGGACAAACTTATGAGTTTGCTGTCAATGCAAGTGGTCACCCATTTAGAATACAAACTACTTCTGGTGCTTATGATGCTGGAACTCAATATGAAACTGGCGTTACCAATCCTGGTGCTGCTGTTGGAACAATAAAATTCCAGATTCCTTTTGATGCACCAAACACTCTTTATTATGTTTGTCAAAACCACTCAGCAATGAATGGAACATTGACAATATACCCATCTATATAATCTTTAATAAATAAATAAAAACTTCTGTCAAATGTCTGCGATTATAACTGATCAGATTAGAATATTAAACGCAAAGAACTTCGTTGCTGGAGTATCTTCAAGTGCAAATTCTTATTATTCATTCATTGGATTGCCTAATCCAACTGATTACCAATCTGATTGGGAGAAAAATCCTCCTGCACCTAAAGATAGTTTTAATGAGGAGAACAAATATTGGGATGATATGATTGCGTTGAAAAAGATTACTGCGTCGGATACTAGACAAGTAATTCCAAAACGCCAATGGACATCAGGTACAGTTTATGATATGTACCGTGCTGACTATAGCAGAACAAACACTGCTAAAGTTTCAGGTGCGACTAATTTATATAATGCCACATATTATGTTCTTAATTCAGAATACAGAGTTTATGAGTGCCTTCAAAATGGTACAACACCAGAAACGCCAAATGGTAAATCTTCTTTAGATGAACCTACATTTATTGATTTAGAACCAAGGTCAGCAGGAACAAGTGGTGATGGATATATCTGGAAGTATTTGTATACGATTAAACCAAGTGACATTATAAAGTTTGATTCGACTAATTTTATTCCTGTACCTACAGATTGGGCAACTTCTTCGGATAATGCACCTGTTCGTAATAATGCTGTTGATGGTTCAGTTAAAATTGTAACCATTAATAACCGTGGAGTTGGTATTGGTACTGCAAATAGAACTTATACTAGAGTTCCTATCAGAGGTAATGGCACTGGTGCTGAATGCACAGTGGTTATCAACAACGACCAAACAGTTGATTCTGTAGTTGTTTCTAGTCAAGGTTCAGGATACACTTATGCCAATGTTGATTTAGATGCTGGTGGAGTTCCTGCTGGAACTACTTCACCAAGTCTTGATGTTGTCATTTCTCCTGAAGGAGGACATGGTGCTGATATCTATAGAGAACTTGGTGCATACAATGTTCTTTTATATTCTAGAATTGAAAATGATACAGAGAATCCTGATTTTGTAACAGGAAATGAGTTTGCTAGGATTGGAATTGTAGAAAATCCAAAAGCAACACCATCTTCACTACTAGTTGCTGATAAAGCAAGTGCTTTGTCTGCATTAAAAATAACTGGTGTTGGTTATAGTAGTGCAGTATTTACTATGGATGGTGAATTTACACAAACAGTTGCTGCAGGATCTACTGCAGTGGGTAGAGTGGTTAGTTATGACCAGACTACTGGAGTGTTAAAGTTCTGGCAAGATAGAACTCTTGCAGGATTCAATACAGTTGGAACAGCACAAACTGACCCAACATACGGATATGAATTAGTTCAATTCTCAAGCAATCCAACAGCACCTGGAAGTTTAGATATTAGTCATGCATCAGTGTCTAATCTAAGCATAGATTCATCATTTAGCGGTATCAGTACCGTAATAAATAATAAAACATATTACTTGGGTCAAACTTTCACGAATGGTATTGGCAGTCCTGAAGTTGAAAAATACACAGGAAACATAATATATGTTGATAATAGACCTTCTATTACTAGATCATCCAACCAAAAAGAAGACATTAAAGTCATTTTGCAATTCTAAGGAATAATAAGGAATTATGCCACAACAAACTAATCTAAACGTTGCTCCGTATTTCGACGACTTTGATCCTTCTGATGATTTTCATAAGGTGCTGTTTAAGCCTGGATTTCCAGTCCAAGCAAGAGAGTTAACAGGACTTCAATCAATATTACAAAACCAGATTGAAAAGTTTGGTCAGCACTTTTTTAAAGATGGTGCTAAAGTAATTCCTGGTAATACAACCTATCAAAGGCAATATACAGGATTGCAATTAAGTAATACTTATCAAGGTGTTCCTGTATCTGCATATGCGGATCAATTAGTTGGTACAAAAATTACGGGACAAACTTCTGGAGTAACTGCATATGTTACTGAAGTATTGTTACCTACAAATTCCGATAATGGCAATTTAACTCTTTATGTAAATTATTTGAGTTCAAGTACAGTTAATAATTCAACTGAATCTTTTAGTGATGGTGAAGAATTAGTTTGTAATACCGATATTACTTCTGGTTTACTTGGTAATAGTTCGATTGCTGCTAATACTCCATTTGCGTCTACACTACAATCAGGGTCTGCTATTGTAGGATCATCATTCTCTATTCAGAATGGTGTATATTTCATTCATGGGAATTTTGTTAATGTTGATGATGAGACATTAATATTAGATCAATATTCTAATACTCCAAACTACAGAATTGGTTTAAATGTAAATGAAGAAATAATTACATCTGATTTAGATGAAACTTTAAATGATAATTCACAGGGATATAATAACTTTGCTGCACCAGGAGCAGATAGATTAAAGATTACAGCATCTTTATTTAAGAAATCATTAGATGATTTTGAAGATTCTAATTTTGTAGAATTAGGAACTGTTGAAAATGGTGTATTAAGAATACCTGGTAAAGTTGCAGGAAGTCCATTTCAAAAAGAATTAACAGAGGCTTTAGCAAAAAGAACATTTGCGGAATCAGGAAACTATACATTAGGTGCATTTGATGTTTCTGTTATTAATTCATTAAATGATAATGAAGGCAATAATGGTTTATATGACATTGAAGAGTTTACTGCAGGTGGAGATATTCCAGCAGAAGATAAAATTGTTTATAAAGTTTCGGAGGGAGCAGCATTTGTAAAGGGATATGAGGTTAGAAAAGTACGTCCTACTCTTGTTGATGCACCTAAACCACGCACTTCTTTTACTATAGAAGATGAGTCTATAATTTATAATACTGGCCCAACATTAAAATTAAATAGAGTTTTTGGTTCACCAGGAATAAGTACAGCAAATAATACTATTGTTAGTTTGAGAGATAGTAGAATCGGTGCAGGAAATACTACTGCTGGTGGTAATGAGATAGGTGTTGCTAGAATATATGATTTTGCATTAGAAGGTGGAACCTATAATAATAATTCAGTATTGAATGAGTGGGATATTTCTCTATATGATGTACAAACAACTACTCAGATTACTCTAAACCAACAAAGCACACTTACTACACCAACTCACATAAAAGGTGCTAATAGTGGTGCAACAGGATTCTTATTTAATCCTATCACAGATAATGCTAGTTTAGAAGTATATGAAACTTCGGGTGATTTCATTAAAAATGAACCAATAATTGTCAATGGTATCTTAAGTGGGAAGATTGCAATAGCAGTAACTGCTCATGGTATTGAAGACGTAAAATCCATATTTAGTACCAGAGATGTTGGTGCTACACCATATTCAGGTACTGTTGGATTATCATCTATCTTTAATGCTGATGTAATTCAATCAACTTCATCTAATATTGGTATTGCTACTATTAGTGCTTCCTCTGGTGGATTCAGTACAGTTACAAGTCCTAATGAAAGATTTCCTGGTACTTTAGTAAAAGTAAATAATCTCGTTCAATTTAGCAATTCTGCTAAATCAAATGATCCTACTTATGGTAAGGTTACTGCAATTGGTACAAACACTATAACAATCACAAACGTTGCTGATGTTGATGGTATAGTAAATGGAAGTTTGCCAACTTCTGTTAGAGAGGTAACTGACTTTAAAGTCTTAACTACAGAGTTGCAAAGTTCATCTGACAATAGTTTGTTTACTGAACTTCCTAATCAGTACATATCAGATGTTGATTTAACAAATGCATCGATTACAATTAGAAAAACATATAATGTTAGTATATCAGGTAATAAAACTAGTTTAGTAAATGCTGGTGATAATGAGTCATACTTACCATTCGATGAAGAAAGATATTCCTTACAGAGAACGGATGGGGCAACTGAAACATTAAGTGCAGATAAGTTTATCTTTACTAATGGTGGCAAAACCTTACAAATTGGTAATTTGGGTTCTGATACAACTAATGCAACTCTTATAACCACATTAACAAAAGTAAAACCAACATCAAAAACTAAAATAAGAAATAGAGTTAATTCTATTGTTGTTGATAAGTCTATTCTTGTTGGTTCTGGTATAGGAACAACAACATTAAATAATGGTCTAACTCATGGTAATTATCCTTTTGGTACAAGAGTAGAAGATGAGGTTATTTCTCTCAACACTCCTGATGTAATTGATCTACATGCTGTATTTGAGTCTGGGGATACTAATACACCAGCAGCACCAAAAGCAACTCTTAACACTATTACGAGTCCATCAAATACTACTGCAGAATATGTTGTAGGTGAAAAAATTACGGGACAGACCAGTGGTGCAGTTGCTATTGTAGCAAGTATTGTTACACCATCTCAAATTGAGTTTATCTATAAAAATGATGGTCAGTTTGTGGAAGGTGAGACTATTGCTTCCTCAGAATCAAATGTGTCGGCAATAGTAACAACCGTAATTGAATCTAGTTTTGATATAACAGATAATTATACTTTCTCTACAGGACAAGAAACTACTCAATATAATCAGGGATTTATTACTAAAAACAGTGATGTAAAAGTACCTTCTAATCAAATTAAGATTTATTTCTTGAGTGCATATTATGATGCAAATGATACTGGTGATATAACAACTTCAGATTCTTATGAGTCCTTTGATTATTGCAGCGAAATACCATATTATGAAAATATCAAAAATAGTGATGTAATTGATATTAGACCAAGAGTTAATGAATATACTGTTACTGAAGGTTCTAGATCTCCATTAGAATTCAAAGGAAGGAATTTTGATTCTTCTGGCAATTCTTCAAATAGTATTTTAGCATCTGATGAGAATATTTTAACTACATTCTCTCATTATGTTGGTAGAACAGATGTTGTTTGTTTGACTAAGAGTGGAAAAATACAATTAGTAACAGGATTATCTTCACAACAACCACAAAAACCAGCAAAAGTTGATGATTCTATAGAAATTGCTACTATCAGTCATGCACCATATCTTTGCAATATTGATCAGGATGTTTCAGTTACTTCTCTTGAATACATTCGTTATACAATGGGTGATATTAGAAGACTAGAGCAAAGAATTAGTAATTTAGAATATTATACTGCACTTTCATTATTAGAAACAAATACTCAAAACTTCTTTGTTTCTGATGCAAATGGATTGAACAGATTTAAGTCTGGATTCTTTGTGGATAATTTTGAGAACTTCTTGTCTCAAGATGAGCGTTTTATCAAAAATAGTATTGATACAAAGAACAAGGAATTGAGACCAAGCCATTATACAACTTCAGTTGACCTTATGTTTGGTCCTGTGGTCAATGTAGATGCAACACAAGATCCTACTACTGCTCAAATTGAAGGGGTTAATGTTAGACGTAATAATGGTATCGTAACTTTAGATTATGCTGAAGTTGAATGGTTTAAACAAGCATTTGCAACTAGGTCAGTTAGTGTAACACCATTTATTGTTCCTTTCTGGAATGGTATTTTAGCACTAACACCACAATCAGATACTTGGACAGATACGGTCAGAATACAAGCAAGAACAGTTGTAGAAGGTAATTTCTCATCACAAGTAGCAAGAGCACGTCAAATTTTAGGAAGAGACCCTCAGATTGGATTTGTTAATACTGCGTGGGATTCTTGGAGAGTAACATGGGCTGGAGATACTAGACAAGCAACATCTGTTAGTAACTGGGGTAGATCTCTAGGTAGGACAGAGCAAAGATTTAGAAGGGAATCCACAGCAACTTTACAAGATCAGCGTAGACAAAGATCTGGTAGAGAAGTTTTAGTAACAGAAACCAGAAATGATGTTTCTTTAGGTGATAGAATAATAAATAGAGAACTTATTACTTTTGTAAGGTCAAGAAATGTTCAGTTTACTGCTCAAGGTGTTAAACCATTAACTAGAGTATATGCTTTCTTTGCTGGTAGAGAAGTATCACGTTTCTGTGTTCCTAAGTTATTGCAAATAAGCATGTCATCAGGAGCATTCCAAGTTGGAGAAACTGTAATTGGAAGAATGAACTCTGGTTCAAATAGAAATAGTTCTTCTGCTTATATTCAATTTAGGGTTGCAAATCCTAATCATAGAAGTGGTTCATTTAATGTTCCTTCAAGAACCTATGCAGAAGATCCATATACATCAGGTTCAATCCCTACAACATATACATCTTCATCAACTTTATTGAACATAGATGTCGCTGGATTAGCAGATATAAGTCAAACTGACTTCTATGGATGGGTTGCTTCTGGAATGCTCCTTACAGGTCAAACTAGTGGTGCTCAAGCAAGTATTAGTAGTGTACGTTTGATTTCTTCATTATCAGGTTCTTTATTAGGTTCTTTCTTTATTCCTAATCCAAATAACAATACTTTCCCTAGTTTTGAAACGGGTAAGTCCTTGTTTAGATTGTCAAGTGATGCTGGCAATGCTCAAGATGCTACTACAAGTGCAGAACAAGATTATACAGCAACAGGAACTCTTAATACAGTAAGAGAAGATATTATTTCGACTAGAAATGCTACAGTCACTATTAATGAAGTAACAGCAGAAGACAGCATAACTGCAAATCTAGGTGTTACAACTAGAGATGAATTGACTGCTCAATGGCAAAGAAATGGTGACCCATTAGCACAATCCTTTATAATAGATAATCCTGAAGGAGTATTCTTAACTAGATGTGATGTTTTCTTTAGAACAAAAGATGACATGGGTGTTCCTGTTCAGTTCTCTATCAGAACTATGGAGAATGGAGTACCTACACAAACTATAGTTCCATTATCACAGGTATCGTTAGATCCTGATGAAGTGGTATTATCTACTGATGCTACTCAGTCTACTACTTTCCAATTTGATGCACCTGTTTATCTTGAAGCAGGTAGGGAATATGCAATGGTAATGTTATCCAATTCCGCAAAATATAGTGTTTATATTTCTAGAGTTGGTGAAAATGATGTAACCAATCAAACCTTTGTTTCTAATCAACCAATACTTGGAAGTTTATTTAAGTCTCAAAATGCTTCTACATGGGAACCTAGTCAGTGGGAAGATCTTAAGTTTACTCTCTATAGAGCAGACTTCATAGAAAGTGGTTCATTTGATACTTATAACCCACAATTAGATATAGGAAACGGACAAATTGCTCAACTAATGCCAGATTCTCTAGAAATCAATTCTAGACAAGTCAGAGTTGGTCTTGGTACAACAGTTGGTGACACAGACTTCTTATTAGGCAATACTGTTGTTCAAGGTGGAACTCAGGCAACTGGTGATTATGTTGGTTCTGCTGGAACTGCAGGTGGTCTTAATATAACCAATGCAGGTTTAGGTTATACTCCAGCATCTGGTCAATTAACCTTTACTGGAGTCAACTTAGTAACTCTTACTGGTAATGGTAGAAATGCAACTGCAAACATTACTATCAATGGAGGATCAATCGTTGCATCTGGTGCAACTATCTCTAACGGTGGTACTGGATATCAAATAGGTGATGTTGTAGGAATAGCAACTATTGGTGCTAATTCTATAGGAAGAAATGCTAAGATGACTGTTACATCTATTGGAAGCACTTCTGAATTAATTCTCGACAATGTTGAAGGCAACTTTGTTGTAGGTTCAGCAAATACTTTGAGTTTCATTAACAATGCTGGTATTACTACAGTATTGAATAATGCAAACGGAGGAGATGTTCAGATAGGTTCTATTGTTTCTGTAAATGATGGATTAACCATCAATGTCAATCATAAGAATCATGGAATGTATTCTACTGACAATAAAGTAACATTAGCAAAGATAGAATCAGATTCTATTCCTACAAAACTTGCTACTGCTTATCCTGTAGGATCTACAGCAGCAATATCAGTTGAAAATGCTGGTATCTTTACCAACTATGAGAATGTAGGTGTAGGAACTACTAACGTTGGACTTCTAAGAATAGGTGATGAAATTATCGAGTATACAAATACTTCAGGTAATACAATTGGTGGAAATATTGTAAGAGGTTCAACTTCAGTTGATTATCCAGTTGGAACTCCAGTTTATAAGTATGAATTGGATGGAGTTGGTTTATGGAGACTTAATACTACGCATGATGTAGTTGATGAGATTAAATTTGATTCCTACAATGTTAAATTGGATATGTCCAAGAAATATAAGGATACAAATGATGACAGAAGTAATGATGTTGGATTCCCACAACTATTCTTTAACAATTCAAAATCTGCTGGTGGTTCTAAGATAACTGCAACTCAAAATGTTCCTTTTGAAATTATTACACCTCTAGTATCTAATGTAACTCTTCCACAGACAAGCATTACTGCTAATGTAAGAACTGTTACAGGAACTAGTTTGGGTGGTAATGAAATATCATTCCTTGATACTGGTTTTGATGCTGTAGTTCCGAATGAAAGCAATTACTTAAATACACCAAGATTGATTGCTTCAAAAGTAAATGCAGACAATAAGTTAACAACTCTTCCTGGTAATAAGTCTTTGAATATGAAGTTTACACTCAATACAACTAACAGTTGGGTGAGTCCTGTAATTGATGGTCAAAGGATTAGTGCAATATTAACTTCTAATAGAATTAATAATCCAGTAACAAGTTACGCTACTAACGCACAAGTAAAGACTATTGATAATGATCCTAATGCGTGTCAATACATCTCCAAAGAAATGGAATTGGAAAATTCTGCATCTTCCTTGAAGATAATATTAGATGCTCATATTAATGTTAATACAGACATTAGAGCATTCTATGCAGTCAATGCTCAACCAGGAATTGATCCTGTGTTTGTTCCATTCCCTGGATATGCAAACTTGAACAAGAATGGAGAAGTTATTGACTCTGCAAATAATGATGGTTCGACAGACGATTTTATTACAAAATCAAATGGTTATGGACAAGATGCTAAAGATCTTGATTATGTTGAATATACATTTACTGCAGATGAATTGCCTTCATATAGGTATTACAGAATTAAACTTGTAATGACTTCAACATCACAGGTACATGTACCTCGTGCAAGAAGATTGAGAGTGATGGCATTAGCATGATTAACGTAGAAGGTAATGCGGATCTCAAACGAGATCCCAAATCAAATGCTATTATTAACACTAATGCTTCAGATTATGAAAGATATGTGACACGTCGTAAAGTAAAAGCAAAAGAAAACGATAAAGTAACAAATATGGAAGAGGATCTCGCTAATTTAAAAAATGAAATGAACGAAATCAAATCTTTACTTAAGGAGTTAGTCTACAATGTCAAGTAAGAATTTAACATTTGATCCTACAGCAGGAGTTCCTTATGCTGCTAATTTGACTCTTTATTCTGGTGCAGATTTTACAGCAAAATTTAATGTTGTTGATACCTCCAATTCTCCATATAATTTTACAGGATATACTGCATCATCTCAGATGCAAAAAAGTGCAGGTATAGGTGCAACCACCGTTCCTGCTACCACCTTTAATGTTGGATTTACAAGTGCAGCAGGAGGTGTTTTTGAAGTATCAGTGGGTTCCACAGATACTAGAACACTGGTAGAAGGAAGATATGTTTATAACGTTTTAGTTAGTTCAGGTTCTACAATTTATAATATAGTAAATGGAAATATCTTGGTTTATCCAGGTATTTCTTCTGCTCCCTAAATAATAGAAAGGTATAGTGTATAAATGGCACAACCAGCAAGTAGACAAGAATTTACTGATTATTGCAAAAGGCAACTGGGAGCTCCAGTGCTTGAAATTAATGTTGCCGATGAGCAAGTAGAAGACATCATTGATGATGCAATTCAGTATTTTAATGAAAGGCATTTTGATGGTGTCGCACAGGTATATTTAAAATATAAAGTAACCCAAGATGATATTGATAGAGGAAAGGGACCAGGACAAGCAGGTAATACAGGAATAACAACTACCATTGTAGATAAGAATGTTGGATTAACCACTGAATTTAAATATCAAGAAAATCAAAATTATTTACAAGTTCCTCCTTCTGTTATTGGAGTAACTAAAGTATTTCACTTTGATGGTTCTAATACTGTAACAAATAATATGTTCAGTGTTAAATATCAAATGTTCTTAAATGACATTTATTATTGGGGTGCAACTGAATTATTAACGTATGCAATGACAAAGACCTATTTGTCTGACATTGACTTTCTATTGACCACAGAGAAGCAAATAAGGTTCAATCAGAGGATGGATAGACTATACCTTGACTTTGATTGGGCAACATTAAATCCAGGCGATTACCTAATAATGGATTGTTTTAGAGCATTAAATCCAAATGATTATACAAGAGTTTGGAATGATTCTTTCTTAAAGAAATATGCAACTGCATTAATGAAGAGACAGTGGGGTCAAAATTTACTTAAATTCCAAGGAGTTAAATTACCAGGTGGTATTGAATTAAATGGAAGACAAATTTACGATGATGGTGAAAAAGACTTAGAAGTCATCAGAGAAATGATGTCCAATACTTATGAAATTCCACCTCTAGATATGATAGGTTAATATAGTGCTCAATCCCTTTTTTCAACAAGGAGCAAGATCTGAACAGAATTTAGTTCAGGATTTAATCAACGAACAGTTGAGGATGTATGGTGTTGAAGTACATTATATGCCCAGAAAATATGTTGAAGAAAATAAAATAATAAGGGAAGTAGTACAATCTAAATTTGATGACGCATATCCTTTAGAGGCATATGTAGATACTTTTGATGGATATGGAGAGAATCCAGTTCTTCTAACCAAGTTTGGTATTGAAGCAACAAACGAAATAACTCTTACTATTTCTAAGGAAAGATTTGAAGATTATATCTCACCTTTGATGAAGAATGAGGCAGATGTAAAATTATCCACTAGACCAAAAGAAGGTGATTTAATCTATTTCCCATTGGGTGATAGACTATTTGAAATTAAGTTTGTTGAACATGAAAAACCTTTCTATCAACTTCAAAAAACCTATGTTTATGAATTGAGATGTGAACTCTTCCGTTATGGAGATGAAGTTATTGATACTGGTATTGCTGAGATTGATGATGAGTTAACTGGAGATAATGCTGATGGGATTACAGAGGATGGTATTCCAACTATCTTAGGACCAACTCAAACATTCACTCTAGTCGGCACAGGATCGACTGCAGCAGCAGAAACAAGTATTATATCTACTGGTGGTATAAGATTCGTACAAATCACTGACAGGGGCGGTGGATACCTCCACAGTCCTACTATAGGATTCTCATCAGCACCTTCAGGTGGAGTAACTGGTATTGCCACTACAAGGATGATTGGTGGTATTCAAGTATGCAATTTAAATGTAAATGCAAATGCTAAATCTATTCAAAACATAGATTTAGTTAATCCAGGTTCTGGATATACTGTCGCACCTCTTGTACAAGTTACTGGAGGTGGTGGAGCAGGTGCAGCAGCAACTGCCTATATTGGTAATGGATTAGTGGGAGTTATCACTGTAACATCAAGTGGTGGTGGATTTACAACCTCACCAACTGTTACAATATCAGGTCCAACAGGAGTTGGAACCACTGCTACAGCACATGCAGTTTTAAGTTCTGGAGGTAGTATTACTGCTATTAATATCACCAATGCTGGTGCTGGTTATACTCAGATACCAAATATAAGTATATCAGATCCTTCATTAGATTCTTCAGGTAATTACATATTCAATGAAACCGTAACAGGTTCAGTAAGTGGTGCTACAGGAAGAGTTAGAACTTGGGATTCTATAACAAATATTTTAGAAGTATCTTCAATCTCTGGTGCATTTAGTATCGGAGAAAATATAGTTGGATCTGTATCTAAGGCATCACACGCATTACGCATTGTAGATGAAGAACCTACTGATGATGGATTTGCTGACAATACTAATATAGAATTAGAAGCAGATAAGATATTAGACTTTACTGAACAGAACCCATTTGGTACTCCCTAAATAATATACCAGGACTATAACAATGTTTGAATATTTTTATAACGAAATTCTGAGAAGAACCATTATTGCGTTTGGTACTTTGTTTAACGGCATTACTGTTAAGCAAACCGATTCGACGATAAGGGTTCCTTTGGCATATGGTCCTACTCAGAAGTTCTTAGCAAGATTAGAGCAATCACCTGACTTGAATAAGTCTACTGCCATTACTCTACCGAGGATGTCTTTTGAGTTTACTGGTCTTACTTATGATCCATCAAGAAAGGTAACTACTACTCAGCAATTTATTGTTAAAGATCCTACTGACGGAAGTGATGTTAAAAAGTCATATATGCCAGTCCCATATAATATGCAATTTGAATTGAGTATTATGTGTAAGGTGAATGATGATGCACTTCAAATTACAGAGCAGATTCTTCCATACTTCCAACCTGCATATAATGTAACTGTAGAATTAGTTGAAACTATAAAAGAAAAGAGAGATATACCGATTGTATTGGAAAATATTACAATGCAAGATGATTATGAAGGAGACTTTGATAAGAGAAGAGTTCTTCTTTATACACTAAGATTTACCGCAAAGACATATCTATTCGGACCAGTTGCCGATGCTACAAAGGATATCATCAAGAAGTCTTCTGTTACATATATTGCTGGTGGTGCTAAATCTGCTGCTAGAGATATCACATACTCTGTTACTCCAAGAGCAATCAAGAACTACACTGGTATTGTTCTTACCAACCTATCAGAGAACATCACATTAGGTGACACTGATATTACAGTGGATGATGGTTCTAAGATACCTGCAGTATCATCTACTGAGAACTTATATCTCGATATTGGTGGAGAAGAAGTTCTAGTTGTTTCAAAAGAGGGCAATCAGTTAATAATAAAGAGAGGACAAGATTCTACTACAGCAGTATCTCATATTAAGGGAACTGCAGTTAAATCCATTACAACTGCGGATAATGCATCTATTGAGGTAGGTGATGACTTTGGATTTGATGGCACTACTGAGAGTTGGTTATAAATTATGACAAAAGACAATTTGGATAAAACTTTTAATATCACTCCAGAAGTGGTAGAAGAAAAGAAATCGATTGAAAGATCTACTCCACCTCCTGATAGATTAACTAAAGATGATATTACAAGAGACTATGAGTATACAAGAGGTAATCTTTATAGTATAATAGAAAAAGGACAGGAAGCAATTGATGGTATTCTTGAAATTGCTCAAGAAAGTGAAATGCCTAGAGCATATGAAGTTGCTGGTCAGTTAATCAAAAGTGTCTCTGATGCTACTGATAAATTAATAGACCTTCAGAAAAAACTGAAAGATGTTAATACCGAGGATAAAAAATCTCCAACTAATGTAACTAATGCATTATTCGTTGGTTCTACTGCTGATTTAGCAAAACTAATCAAACAGCAGAATTCTGAAAAAGAGTAATTTTTTTCTAAAATAAATATTAAAATAGATGAGTAATATTCTGTGTCTCTAAATAAACCATCAGATTTTTTTGAGCGAAAAAAAGACGAAGAATTAGCTCGCAAAAAATTAAAAGAAGAACAGGAATTAGCAAATAAAAAAGTTTCTGCACCAAAGGAATTTTTTGGTGAGGAAGAAGTAGTAGAAATAGTTGAAGAAGTAAAACCTAAAGCAAAACCAAATCCTCTTACAAAGATAAGAGAAGATCTAAAAAAATTATCTAAATCAATTCCTGAGAAAACAGACCTTTCAGAAGTCTTTGGTAGGATTGAAGAGTTAAAAGAAAGGATTGATAATATACCTGGTCAAGTTAGTTATGAAGGGCATATTAATGTTTTACGTGCTGAAATAACAGAAGTAGAAGAGAGTATACCTGAACAATTTGACCCAACTGATTTATACAATAATCTATCATCTCTTAAAGAGAATATCGAAAGAGTTCGTTCAGAAATACCTATTATTCCTGAACCTATTCTTTATGATGATGAATTAAATAAGATTACTGAATTAGTAGAAGAAGTTAGGAATAGTATTCCAGAAGTTCCTGAAGTTAGATACTATGAGAAAGAACTTAATTTAATAATCGATTCTATTGAAGAAGTTCGTGAAGAGATACCTGTAATACCAGAAATAAAGTACTATGATGATCAAATTTCTGGTATTGAGAAAGGTATAAAGTTAATTGAGAAATCAATATCTAAGTTACCAAAAGTAAAATATTATGACAAACAGATTAAAGAAATTTTAGAATCTGTAAAAGAAGTTCGTTCAGAAATACCTGAAGTACCAGAAGTTCCTGAAATAAAATATTATGATGAAGATATAAAAGATTTAAAAGAACAAATTTCTTCAGTAGAGGGTTCTATTCCAACAGTACCTGAAGTAAAATATTATGATGAAGATATTAAAGGTATAAACAAAGAAATTAGAGGTCTTTATAAGAAGTACACATCAATAAAAATTCCTGACCAAGAACAGTATATATTAGAAGCAAAGAATTTATATTCTTCATTTGAAAAGAAGAATCAAAGTCTTCAAAATAAAATAGAAAAACTTGAAGAAAAGTTTAATGAAGAAGTTCTTACTGAAAATACTTTAAGTATACCACCTGATGAAGATAATTCTGACCCACTAACACCTTTAGATCAAAAGTATGTAACCTTTGAAAAACTTCAAGAAAATTATAGATTATTTGTAAATAGAGTTCAGCAACAACTAGCATCATTTGGTGGCGGTGGTATAGGTGATGCCCCTTATGATGGACAAGCATATGTTCGTAAGAACTATAAGTGGGTTTTAAGTAGTAGTGCTGGTGGCGGTGGTGCTGGACTTTGGCAGTCTGATTCTGTTGGTATCAATACCACATCAAATATTGGTGTTGGTGCAGATGCAGTTGCAGGAAAAAGATTATATGTATCTGGTGATGCAGAGTTTACTGGTAATGTATCGGTTGGTGGAACTCTTACTTATGAAGATGTAAAGAACGTAGATTCTATTGGTGTAATAACCGCCCGTCAAGACGTAAGGGTCGGTCAAAACCTATCAGTTGTAGGGTTAACCACACTAGGTTCTGCCAATGGGATAGGAACCGTACACGTTGGATTAGGGAATACCGCCCTATATGTGGACGGTGATGCAAGAGTTGTTGGTGTACTTACTGTTGGTAGATCATCTATTACTTTAGATGGTAACTCTAATATAATTAATGTTGGTATTGTTACTATTTCAAATACCACAGTAAATATTGGTGAAAATGTAAGAATTAATGCTATTGCTTCAGGTATTAACTCTGCACCTAATGTTTTATATGTTGCAAAGGATGGTGATGATGATAATAACGGCACATCTATTGATAATGCTAAACTAACAATTAAAGCAGCAGTTGGTATTGCTCAATCAGGAACAACAGTTAAAGTTCTTTCTGGTAGATATCAAGAATCAAATCCAATAGAAGTTCCTGCTTTTGTTTCTATCGTAGGTGATGATCAAAGAGCAGTTACCGTTACTCCAATTAATGATACAAGCGATATCTTTCATGTAAGAAAGGCAACTAAGTTAGCAAATATGACTTTTACAGGTCACTTAGCACCTTCTGCTGCAGTTGCTTTTCCAACTACAGAGATAGCAGAAAATGTAGGTGGTGGTAAGTGGAAAGGACCATATATTCAAAACTGTACAAGTGATACTACAACAGGAACAGGATTATATGTTGATGGTGACCAAGCAAGATCTTTGAGTTCTATGAACGTAGACTCGTATACACAATATAATCAAGGCGGTGTTGGTGTTGCTATTACTAATAGCGGATTTGCTCAATTAGTTTCACTGTTTACTATTTGTACTAATGAAGCAGTTACTTGTGATAAAGGTGGTCAAGCCGACATAGCAAATAGTAATTGTAGTTTTGGTAGTTTTGGTTTGGTTTCTAGAGGAGTAAGTGATTTACAATATACTGGTTTTGTTACTACAACTGCTGCAGTTTCTACAGCAGAGGTAGCAGTAAATGTAAGCACACCAACTTTAAATATAAACAACTTTGTATATGACAATCTATCAGGAATTGCGACAGTAACCACAAGTGCTGCTCATGGATTCCAAGTAGGAATGGGAGTTACTCTTTCTAGTATTTTGCTATCTTGTCCATCAGGACAGAAAACCTATCCAGAAAAGAAACCATTTGTTTTTGATGTAGATTCAATTCCTTCAACTACCTCTTTTGTAGTGAATGTAGGTATATCTACAATAGTTCATACTTATGTTTCTGGTGGTACAGCAAAGATTGATGTAGACCGTCCTTATGATGGTCAACTAGTATTCTTTGATAAATTATATAAAGCAGTTAATACTATTGCGGTAGGTTCAGGAGGAACAGGTTATACAGCAACTCCAAGTATAATTGTAGATGCACCAGCAGGACCAAATGGAGAGACTGCAACTGCATTTGCTACTTTAGAAGGAGATAGTGTTGCATCTATTACTGTCATTAGTAGTGGGTCACAATATGAAACTACTCCATCTATCACGATTTCAGCACCAGAAGTAGGTAGTAATACAGCAACTGGTACTGCCAATATGGAGGATCTTTATTATACGATAAATAGTTCCACGCCAGTTACTGCTGGAATTACTACGTTAAGTTTGGCGACTAATTTGCTGAATAGCGTGGGAGTTGGTTCAACAACATTCTTCTCACAAGGCAGTAGAATTGTTGCAAGTTCTCATACTTTCGAGTATGTTGGTTCTGGTAATCAGATTGTAACTGCTACACCTAAACGAGGTGGTGTTACTAATCAAGAAAATGAAGTCATCACTTTAGATGGTGGAAAGGTTCTTTATACCAGTACGGATCAAGCAGGTAACTTTAGAATTGGAGATGATTTGCAAATCAACCAAGAAACTGGTACTATCAGTGGTCGGTCTTTTAGTAAGAGTCTATTCTCAGAAATGACTCCATTTATCCTAGCATTAAGTTAATATGGCTCAGTTAGCACTCAATAGATTTCAAACGGTTACACACGAAGTTACAACCAGTCAGCAGACAATTTACACTGCTCCTACTGGTTATACCGCTATTGTGCTATATGCCCATATTACAAATTATGGTGATACTAACTCAACAGTAACTATGACGCATAAAAGATCTAGCACTGAAACAGAAATTATTAAAGGTGCTAATGTTCCTACTAATGATGCATTTGTCCCTATGAGTGGTAAATTAGTTTTGGAAACAAATGATTCCGTAACCATTGAAGCAAGTGCAGATAGTACTCTTAAGATAATACTCAGTCTTTTAGAAACCGCTAATTAATATCATGCCATATATCGTCGGAGTTAAACCACCAATATTTCAAACACTAGACACTAGTGCAGGGGTAATTCAATCAGGTATACTTACTACCACAGCAACTGGTATATCAACCTTAGTATCTGTAGAGTCTTCAAAATTCAGATCAGTTAATTATCAAATCCAAGCAGTAGAAGGAAATAATTTTAATAAAACAACAATTAACGTAGTTCACGATAATACTAATGCATACCTATCAGAATTTGGAACAATCAATCAACCTGTAGGGATAGCAACATTTTCTGTAGATATTGATTCTGGTAATTTAAGACTTTTAGGGTTTCCTGCATCTGCTAATTCGACTACCTTTAAAGTAATCTTTACTGCATTAGAAACATAATAAACCATAAATATAACGTAGGTATTGATTTAATTGATGAAAAGTTGCCCTTCAGGACAATATTACTGCACTCAAAAAAAGAAGTGTCGGAAGATTCCTATGGGATACCATGTAGGTCGTGGAGGTTGGTTAGAACAGGATTCTGACAACAACGGCAAAAAGAATGGTAATGGTAATGGTAATGGCAACGGTAATGGCAACGGTCATTCAAATGGTAATGGAAACGGTGGAGGTAATGGCGGCGGTAATGGTGGTGGAGGAATGGGTGAATCTAAAACATTCACACAATTTTTAGAAGATGTAAAAATAGAACATATTGATGGCAGTAGCACTACTGTGATTGATATAATTAAACCAGAACCGATGGTATCACCCAAAAATAATATTCAATATACAATACCAGAAAAAACAACTTATGTTTCAAAGAAGACTGGAAAATTAATACATGTCTATTTGGCGTGGCGAGGAAAGAACTATATGTTACAAATGTTCTTCCCCCAAGTCAAACTTCCATCACGCAGAGAAGTACAGGATCAAGTGAGAAAAGTGTATCCTAATGCTAAACTCTGGAACTACCAAGTATCAGAATATGACCCAGGAGAACCACTCCTCCAAACAGGGGGAAAATAAAACAGAAGAGTTAGAAAAGAAAGTAAAAAATTTAGAGAAGATACTAGAACTGCAAAGGAGAACTATAGAACACGATAAAAAATTTGGACACTATGAAATGATGTAGGACTTATTATGACTGAAGACATTTATTTAGGTAACCCCAATCTAAAACGGGCAAATACCAAAATTGAATTTACTCAAGAACAGATTCTTGAGTTTATGGCGTGTAAGCAAGATCCTGTTTACTTTGCCCAAAAACACGTAAAGATTGTTACTCTTGATGAAGGTTTAATGCCCTTTGAACCTTATGATTTTCAGCAGAAGTTAATTAATAATTTCCACGATAATAGATTTAACATTTGTAAGATGCCTCGTCAGACAGGTAAGTCCACAACTGTTATATCATATTTGCTACATTATCTTCTTTTTAATGATAGTGTCAACATTGGTATTCTTGCTAACAAGGCAGCAACTGCTAGAGAACTATTAGGTCGTTTACAAACGGCATATGAAAATGTTCCTAAGTGGATGCAGCAAGGTGTCTTATCATGGAATAGAGGTTCTCTGGAGTTAGAAAATGGTAGTAAAATCTTGGCTGCGTCTACCTCTGCTAGTGCTGTTCGGGGTATGTCTTTTAACATCCTCTTCTTGGATGAATTTGCTTTTGTTCCCAATCACATCGCTGATTCTTTCTTTGCTAGTGTTTATCCTACTATTACTTCTGGTAAAAATACAAAAGTAATTATAGTTTCTACACCACACGGTATGAATCACTTCTACCGTATGTGGCACGATGCAGAAAGAAGTAAGAATGAATATGTACCAACTGATGTTCATTGGTCAGAAGTACCAGGTAGGGATGAGGTATGGAAAGAACAAACTATTGCAAACACATCAGACCAACAGTTTAGAGTTGAGTTTGAATGTGAGTTTTTAGGTTCTGTTGATACTTTGATTGCTCCTAGTAAGTTAAGGAGTATGGTTTATCAGACTCCTGAAACAAGAAGTGCTGGATTTGATGTGTATGTTGATCCGCAAAAAGGGCATGATTATGTTATTACAGTAGACGTTGCAAGAGGAGTTGGAAAAGATTTCTCTGCTTTTGTTGTAATTGATATAACAGAGTTCCCTCATGCTGTAGTAGCAAAGTATAGAAATAATGAAATTAAACCTATGCTTTTTCCAAATATTGTAGAATCTGTAGGAAGAAAATATAATGATGCATTTGTTTTATGTGAAGTAAATGATATAGGTGACCAAGTAGCATCTATATTAAATTACGATTTAGAGTATAAAAACCTTCTTATGTGTTCTATGAGAGGTAGAGCAGGACAAGTTGTAGGTCAAGGATTCTCTGGTAAAAAGACTCAGTTAGGAGTCAAGATGTCCAAGACTGTTAAAAAGGTTGGTGCTCTTAACTTAAAAACATTAATCGAAGAAGATAAATTACTTTCTTGTGATTATGATATCATGAGTGAGTTAACTACTTTTATTTCCAAAAGTAATTCATTTATGGCAGAAGAGGGTTGTAATGATGACCTTGCAATGTGTTTGGTAATATATGCGTGGTTAGTTCAGTGCGATTACTTTAAAGAATTAACTGACCAAGATGTAAGAAAAAGATTGTATGATGAGCAAAAGAATCAAATAGAACAGGATATGGCTCCATTTGGTTTTATGGATGATGGGTTGGATAGTGGTTCAGTTATAGATGCTGATGGAGATAAATGGTTTGCCGCAGATGAGTACGGAGACAGATCATATATGTGGGACTATCTTTCATAATGTTCACGCACTGTTCATAGCATTTTTTGCTTTCGTAAAGTTACCTTTTAATAAATAATTTCAGATTAATTCTGAGATTCGGAGAAAGAAAACATGGCGACTCCTCAATTATCTCCTGGGGTACTGGTAAGGGAGGTTGACTTAACAGTAGGAAGAGCTGATAATGTATTGGATAACATTGGTGCTATTGCAGGACCGTTTCCAATTGGACCTGTTAACGAGGCAACAGATATTGCTACTGAGCAAGATCTTATAAACGTATTCGGTAAACCAAAGTCTACCGATAATCAATATTCCTATTGGATGAGTGCATCATCATACCTTTCGTATGGTGGAGTACTTAAAGTAGTAAGAGCAGCAGGAACAACTTTAAGTAATGCTAACGCTGCCGTTGGTGTTTCATCAGTTGCAATGACTGGTGCAGGTAGAATTGACAACTACGACGACTATATTGCTAACCATAGTGAAGCATCAAACTTTAACTACGCTTCTAAGAACCCAGGTACTTGGGCAAATGGATTAAAAGTTTGTGTTATTGACGACTTTGCAGATCAAACACTTTCTTTTACAGAAGTTCCTGATGCTGCAGTAGTTGGACAAGGTGTTTCAGTTTCTAAGACAGATTTAGTTGTTCCTGGTGCAGGTTCAACATCACTATTCTCTGGATATATTAAAGGTATTGTTACTGGTATCAATACAGCAACTAACGTAGCAGACGTTAAAGTTGTATCAAGAGTAACAACTGCAGGGGTAGAAACAAAGATTGATTATGAAGAGGGTGCAGGATATGCATCTTTCAGTGCTGCTGATTCAGTTACATTCTTGAATGGTAGTGGTGTAAAAGTTGGTGCATCTCATACAGTTAGTACTGCTGTTGACTGGTATGACCAGCAAACACTTGGTTTAACTAACGCAACAACTTTCTGGAAGTCAATTGCTCCAAGACCAGTTACTAACAAGTACGCTCTTGATAGACAAGGTAAAGGAGATGGTATCCACGTTGTTGTCGTTGATGATGACGGAACTATCACAGGTATTCAAGGTAATATTCTTGAGAAGCATCTAAATCTTTCTAAGGCACTTGACGCAGTTTCTGCAGTCAATTCTCCTCAGAAGATCTGGTACGAACAGTTTATTGCAGATTATTCAGAATATGTTTACGCTGGTGGTAACCCATCAAGTGCTGCTGATAGTTACTGGGGTACAACTCCTGCTGCTACTGGATTTACATTATCTAATGGTACTGCTACTTCATACTCACCAATTTCTACTGCAGATGGTCTTTGGGGACAGGATGCTCAAGGAATTACATTTAGTGCTACGGGTGCTACAACGTATATACTGGTTAACGGAACTGATTATTCAGGAACGCTTGGTAGTGGTACGGGAATGAAGGCATCACTAGCAGACTTAATCACTGGATACGGTAAGTTCGCTAATGAAGATGAAATAGAAGTAGATTATGTTATTATGGGTCCAGGATGTGATGAAGAGTATGATTCGCAAGCAAAAGCAAATTATGTAATCTCTCTTTCTAATGCAAGAAAAGATTGTATGTCAACAGTTGGTCCTCATAGAGCAAGTGTTGTAGGTGTTACTAACAGTGATACTCAAACTAATAACTTGATTAGTTACTTTAGTACATTATCATCTTCTTCTTATGCAGTATTTGATAGTGGATATAAGTACACATACGATAGATTCAATAATAAATTCCGTTGGGTTCCAACAAACGGAGATGTTGCTGGTCTAATGGCTCGCACATCAGTTAATTCTTATCCTTGGTTCTCACCTGCTGGACAGCAACGTGGTATCTTGAATAATGCAATTAAACTAGCATACAACCCAACAAAGGCACAAAGAGACAAACTTTATCCTGCAAGAGTTAACTCAATCATAACTCAACCTGGAATTGGTACTCTGTTATTCGGAGACAAGACAGGTCTTGGATTTGCATCTGCATTTGATAGAATTAATGTTAGAAGATTGTTCTTAACAGTCGAGCAAGCATTATCTAAAGCAGCAGAAGCACAACTCTTTGAACTCAACGATGAATTAACACGGGCAAACTTCCGTAATATCGTTGAACCATATCTACGTGATGTTCAGGCGAAGAGAGGACTCTACGGATTCCTAGTTGTTTGCGACACAACAAACAACACTCCTGATGTTATCGATAATAATGAATTCAGGGCAGATATCTTCCTGAAGCCATCGAAGTCAATCAACTACGTAACTCTAACCTTCGTTGCAACGAGAACTGGTGTCTCGTTCGAGGAAGTGGTCGGTAGAGCGTAACTTTATAATCTAAATAACAAACAGGAGGAACCCCAATCATGGCAACAAGTAGAGAAAATAAAACCATCTCAATGTTTAAGTCTGCACTCGTCGGTGGCGGTGCAAGACCTAATCTCTTTGAGGTGGAACTGACCACACTACCAGCAGGAATTACTTGGAGTGCAGATAACTTCAGGTATATGTGTAAAGCAGCAGCATTACCTGCTCAAAACATTGCAGCAATTGACATTCCATTCAGAGGTCGTATTTTTAAAGTTGCTGGAGACAGAACTATCGACACTTGGACTGTAACCGTCATCAACGATGAAGGATTTACATTAAGGAATGCATTTGAAGAGTGGACAGAGCAAATAGCAAAACTTGACACCAACCTTGGTGCAACTGACCCAGCTGAGTATATGGTTAACGCTAAAGTTTTCCAACTTGGTAGAGGTGCAACAAAGTCAAGTTCAACTAGTGAAGGAACAGAGAATGTCGTATTAAAAGAGTACGAATTCATTGATATTTTCCCAACTAACGTTTCTGCTATTGATCTTTCTTATGATACTGGTGATACAATCGAAGAATTCACTGTTGAATTCCAAGTTCAATCAATCAGCGTCACAGGATCAGGTCAGCCAAACTAATATAAATATAAGAGTAAAGATTCAATAAATCATGTCGAAGTTATTTGGGTTCTCTATTGAGGACACTGAACCACTATCTCCTACGGCGGTATCCCCCGTTCCTCAAAATGACGAGGACGGGGTTGACCATTATGCGAGTAGTGGTTTTTTTGGATCATATGTTGACTTAGAAGGAGTATATAGAACAGAATTTGAATTAATTAAGCGTTATCGTGAAATGGCACTTCAGCCAGAATGCGATAGTGCTATTGAAGACATTATTCATGAGGCAATTGTATCAGATACAAATGACCAACCTGTTCAAGTTGAATTGTCGAATCTTAATGCAAGTGATGGAATTAAGAAAAAGATTAGAGATGAGTTTAAGTTTATCCTTGATTTATTAGATTTTGACAAGAAAGCACACGAAATTTATAGAAACTGGTATGTAGACGGAAGAATCTACTACCATAAAATAATTGATTTAAAGAATCCACATGAAGGAATAAAGGAATTGCGTTATATTGACGCAATGAAAATGCGTTATATTAGGCAAGAAAAGAAGCAAGATCCTAATAGAAATCCTACAAGTCCAGTTGTACAGGCTAATGCTAATCCAATGGATTATGCGTGGCCAGAGTTAGAAGAGTACTTTATATACAATCCAAAGTCACAATACCCAACAGGAAACATAAATGCAACAGGTGCAAGTGCTGGAATTAAGATAGCAAAAGATGCAATAACGTACTGTACATCAGGTTTGGTAGATAGAAATAAAGGAAATACCCTATCTTATTTGCACAAAGCAATCAAATCACTCAATCAATTAAGAATGATTGAGGATTCTTTAGTAATATACAGACTATCCAGAGCACCAGAAAGAAGAATTTTCTATATTGATGTTGGAAATCTACCTAAAGTAAAGGCAGAGCAATATCTCCGAGATGTGATGATGAGATATCGTAACAAACTAGTCTACGATGCTAACACAGGAGAAGTCCGTGATGACAAAAAGTACATGGCGATGCTGGAAGATTTCTGGCTACCTAGACGAGAAGGAGGACGTGGTACTGAGATTTCTACTCTTCCTGGAGGTCAAAACCTGGGTGAGATCACGGACATCGAGTACTTCAAAAAGAAATTATACAAATCACTGAATGTTCCTATCTCTAGAATAGAAGGAGATGGTGGATTTAACCTTGGAAGATCTTCTGAGATACTTCGTGATGAGGTTAAATTTAGTAAGTTTGTTGGACGTTTGAGAAAGAGATTCTCAAGAATGTTCAATGATATGCTTAAAACTCAGTTACTTCTTAAGAATGTTATCACTCCAGAAGACTGGGAGGTAATGAGTGAGCACATACAATATGACTTCTTATATGATAATCATTTTACAGAACTCAAAGAAACTGAGTTATTTAATGAAAGATTAGCAGCAGCAACAACTGCAGAACCTTATATTGGTAAGTATTTCTCACAAGATTATGTAAGAAGACATCTTTTACGTCAAACTGATGTAGAGATTATCGAACAAGATAAGATTATGAAGAAAGAAATTGCTGATGGTATAGTTATTGACCCAATGACACCAGTTGATCCTGAAACTGGAGCACCTATGGCAGACCTTGGAGCACCTATAATGGAACCAGATTTAGAGGCGGCATCTCAAGCTGCTACTGCAGATACTGCTGCACTTGATGCAAGTATCACAAAACCCAAAGGTGGAGAGATATAAATATTAAAAGATTACTCACATATTTGACATTTTAACATGACTGATACCCCTGATATGAATAACGTACAAAGTGAATTGATGGATATGATCATCGCTGATGAGTCTCCATCCACTATTAGTGACAGAATAAAAGATATGCTTTTTGCAAAGTCTGCAGAAAAAATAGATTCTTTTAAACCTGAAGTTGCCAATCATACTTTTGGTGACGATGAAACTATTGATACTGATGAAGTATCAACAGGTGAAGAGTAATTATAAATAACTATTACATGGAACTTTAAGGATAATGGCTCTTAATCCAATTGGTGCTCAAGTAAGTATAACGACTAGTGGTTCTTCTGCAAAATCAGCAGCACAAGCACATAAGACAAAATATTTACGTGTTGTCGCTAAATCTAATGACGCATATCTTGAAATAGGTGGCGAACCAACTGCAACTACTGGTAGTTTTTATTTGGTGGCAAATGTTCCTGAAGTAATAAGCACAGGTCAAGTTAGATCTCAACCTGTTCAAAAAGTTACTAAAGGTGCTACTACCATAATAGATTTCCAATCAGGAACTGGTTCTCAGTTTGTGGTAGGTGATTATGTTTCATTGACTGCACCAGGACAAACAAGTTTTGAGTTTTCTCATCAAGAAGTAACTGCGGTTAATGACACTGCAAATTTTGACGGATTCTTTGGAACACGAATTACAGTTGATTATAATTCATCTGGAGCTAGTGGTACATGGGATGAATCAAAATTGGGTTCAGATTTAAGAGAATCATTTAAAGTTGCTGTACTACAAGCAGGTGGTGCAGGTACTGTGAAAATTCAACAAGTTCAAGTAGTAGGAGATTCCTAATGAAACTGATTAGAGAAGAAATTGAATCTGTAGAATTTATTACAGAGGAAAAAAATGGTAAGAAGTCTCTCTATATTGAGGGAATTTTTCTACAAGGAAACATCAAGAACAGAAATGGTCGGATGTATCCAATGGAAACACTTCAAAAAGAAGTGAATCGTTATAATGAAGCACACGTTCAAAGTGGTAGAGCACTTGGAGAATTAGGTCATCCTGATGGTCCAACTGTTAACCTTGACAGAGTTTCTCATAAGATAACTTCTTTGAGAGAATCTGGTTCTAACTTTATAGGTAGAGCAAAAATCCTTGACACACCAATGGGTCAAATTGCAAAGTCTCTTATAGGAGAAGGTGTAAAACTTGGTGTATCTTCAAGAGGTATTGGTTCATTGAAACCAACTAAGGAAGGATTTAATGTTGTTGGTGATGACTTTATGTTAGCAACAGCAGCAGATATCGTATCCGACCCTTCTGCACCCGACGCATTTGTTGAGGGAATTATGGAAGGAAAAGAGTGGATTTGGGAGGGAACAACTCTTCGAGAACAACTCGCTAACGATACAAAAAACAAGATCGAGTCTCTTGTTACCCAGAAAGCACTCGAAGAACATAAAATTAATCTTTTCAATGAGTTTATTCGCTCATTGTAAACATTATCTTTATAAATAAATATAGATTTTAACTTTTATACAGGAAATCGGAGAGAAACACAAATGTCTAGTGGCAAAAATTTACAAGAAATGGAAGTAGGCACAACTCCCTCTAAAACTGCTGCCAACGCAAATGCGGCTCCAGGAAATCCACTACCTAAAGCAGGAAGTAATGCTTCTGGGGTAACTACACCAGGCAATTCGGCACAGGTAGAAGATCTAGGCGGACCTACTCCAGACAACTATAGTCCAACCAACGATTCAGCAAAGCTGAAACCTGCTGGTGGAACTTTAAAGCAAGTTCGTGACGTAGTTAACAAAAACGCCACTGCTGGTGACAGTGAGGCTGGAACAAGTGCTACTCCTGTTAAAATGGAAGAAGTTGAAGTTACCGACGAGGTAGTTTCTGAAGAAGAAGTTACCAACGAAGTGGTAGCAGAAGAAGAGTCAACAACTGAAGAAGTAGTATCAGAAGAAGAAGTTGTTGCAGAAGCACCTGACTATACAGAGATAAGCATCGATGAAGATGTTAAAGCTCTTGTAGAAGGTGAAGAACTTTCTGAGGAGTTCAAGGAAAAAGCAAAAACAATCCTTGAAGCTGCAGTAAAAGGCAAAGTAGTACAAATTAAAGAAGTACTTACTGCTGAATACGATGCAAAACTTCTCGAAGAAGTTGAGGAAATCAAAGGTGCTCTTAATGAGCGTGTTGATTCCTACCTAGAATATGTTTCTGACGAGTGGTTCACTGAGAACCAACTTGCAGTACAAGGCGGTCTTAAGGAAGAACTCACTGAGTCCTTTATGACTGGTCTTAAGAGTCTTTTTGAAGAACATTATGTAACTATCCCTGAAGAAAAATATGATGTACTACAGAGTATGGTAGAAAAACTAGATGATATGGAGTCCAAACTCAATGAGCAAATCGAGAAGAATGTAAGTTTGAATCAAAGACTTTCTGAGTCTGCTTCAGATGTAATTCTTGCCGATGTTTCTGAAGGTCTTGCTGACACTCAGAGAGAAAAGCTTGCCTCACTTTCCGAAAGTGTGGAGTTTGAAAGTGAGCAAACTTATCGTGAAAAGTTGGAGACTTTAAAGGAATCTTATTTCCCTACAAAGGTAAATCCAGCAGTTAAATCAGAGAGTTTATCAGAAGGTGTCGATAGTTCTCCTGAAATTGCTTCAGGGACAATGGCAAAATATCTAAAAACCCTCAGTCAATTTAACAAGTAACTGATTTTAAAATTAAATCAAACGTAAACACTATTTTTTAAGCAATGTTCAATTCAGAACAGTTGCAGGAAAAGTGGGCTCCCCTTCTAAATGCAGAAGGAGCCGATGCTATCAAAGATAACCATCGTAAGGCCGTCACTGCAGTCCTGCTCGAAAACCAAGAAAAATTTCAACAAGAATCAAACGCATTTAGCGAGTCTGGTTCTTTCCTAACAGAAGAAACTCCAACTAACAGCACAGGTGCTGCAGTTGCTAACTTCGATCCCGTTCTAATTTCTCTAATTAGACGTGCAATGCCAAACTTGGTCGCATATGACCTTGCTGGTGTTCAACCAATGAGTGGTCCTACTGGACTTATCTTCGCAATGCGTTCACGCTACTCTACTCAGACTGGCAACGAAGCATTCTACGACGAAGCAGATTCAGCATTCTCTGGACAGGATGCAGCATTTGACAATACTGCTGGATACACTGATATCTCAGCTGGTATGGGTACAACTGCACAGTCAGGTACTAACCCTGCTGTTCTTAACCCAGTTGGTGCTGGTGGTTCTAACCTAGACTACAACGTTGGTCAAGGTATGACAACCAACGAGGCAGAAGGTCTAGATGGTCAAGGCGATTTTGCCTTCAACCAGATGGCATTCTCCATCGAGAAAGTAACAGTTACTGCGAAATCTCGTGCGTTGAAAGCTGAGTACTCACTAGAACTTGCTCAAGACTTGAAAGCAATTCATGGATTGAATGCAGAGGCAGAACTTGCCAACATTCTTTCTACTGAAATCCTTGCTGAAATCAATAGAGAAGTTATTCGTACTATCTACAAGACTGCAGAACAGGGTGCTGTTCAGAACGTCGCAACCGCAGGTCAATTCGACTTAGACATTGACTCAAACGGTAGATGGTCAGTTGAGAAGTTCAAAGGTCTACTATTCCAGATCGAGAGAGATGCAAACGCTATTGCACAAAGAACTCGTCGTGGAAAGGGTAACGTAATCCTCTGCTCTGCAGACGTTGCTTCTGCTCTAACAATGGCTGGTGTACTTGACTACACACCTGCTCTTAATGCTAACCTTAATGTTGATGATGCTGGCAACACATTCGCTGGTACATTACAAGGTAAGTACAAAGTCTACATC